ATATATACCCTTTGCCTTATCTGCAATGTCGAATATTGATTGCATATGACCGTTTGCAAGGTCTATGAGAGCCTTTAATTTATGCGTGGTTGGCAACTTATAACCCTCATTACAGAAAACGTGTGAGAACTCATTTAAAGAGTAAGCAGCCCACTTTCCATTCATGGAGTATGTTACCCTCACACTTAATGGTTCTGTCCTTGGAAGGATTGCATTTATGTGGTTTTGTTCGAATAAGTCAAAATTTTTTTCACTAACAACGGTATCCATAGGTGCGGTGAACAATGGCAGCATCCCATTGCCATCGAAAGCATCACATTCAAAACGATGGTTAATATCACTAATAACCGCTGGTACTATCGTAATATCATTATAAGTATAATATATTTTATTCTCAATTAGCCCCATTGTAAAACCTCCTATTACGCTTAATGCTATAGTTTATTTTCATTCTCTCTTGAGGATTCTCCAAATCCCTCAGATAAATAAAGTAAAACCACTCGCTAGTAGTATAATCATTATGTCCGCTTATACATCCAAAACCAACATTTATCTTATCAACAATCACCATTTGGTATTCATCATCTCTAGAACAAGGATATTTAAGACAAACAGTCTCACCAACTTTCAGATTCGTGCTGTTGATGATAATGTTGTTATCAACGAAATACCTCCAGCGTTGCGAGATTCTTTCAAACTTCTCGGAAAATGCGAGACTGCATGCTATTCTTATCCTATCAAACAACCCATAAAAGCCATAACTATCAACAGTCTCTTGAATCCATTGATTAAAGCTTACTTGGATTGTTTGTCCAGAACCATTCTCTATAAACTTTCTAGGAGAACACACATAATACATATGTCTCACTAAGGGTATTATTCCTTGTTCCTTGCAGAACCAAGTAAAGACTTGTACACTTGTCATTATCTCTTCTTGTTAATTTCTATATATGTTAACTCATTTGCTTGTCTAACCAATGTTGCCATTACACTTGAATGCCACCTTGCTTGGTCATCCGTTAAGTCTCTATCATTGACTGTCATTGCCTCAATCTCCTCGGCAGTCAATGGAATACCGCACTCAAAACACATCGAAACGGAATGGAGACCAGTACGGATTGAAGGCAATTCGTTATCATATTTGTAAATTAATCCTCGCTTCTCTATTTCCCATTGATTGTCATTTGATATAATTCTTACAGCCTTTGCAATCTGATGTAAGAGACATACCTTAACCAATGTGTTCTTATCCACCCTCTGCTTCTCTGGAAGCAGTTCATTCAGTCTCACTGCATAAGGTGTCAGCACCTTTAAGACAATCTCGATAAACGAGCCATCATAAGCGTTTCCAAACTCATTTGAAATGGTAAATGTGGCATCCAACAATTTTTCACCATATTTTTCTTCTAAAATTTTTGTTTCAACGCCCAATTTCTCCAATTTTCCAAAAAATAAATCTAAATTTTTCTCTTGTGTTACCATATTTTAATAAAAATCGTTAATTATATTGCAAAGATATAGAAAAAATGTTAAAAAACCAAATAAAATAGGGGAGAAATGTTAATTCCTCCCCCATTCTTTATTAGTAATAAGTTATTGTTTTACTCATTATTCCTCAGACTCATCTTCACTGAACTGAATATCCGCTTCAGTTATTTCTTCAGCTTTACCCTTTTCAGCTAATTGTTTAGATAATTGAGTTATAATTTTTGAAATATTATTTTTCTTATACTCATCTAATTTGTCTTCTGAAACCATTCCATCAGGAACACAACAGAAAGTACCTTCATATGTTAAATTATATGGACTATCCAATTGGTTCTTAACAACTTTAATCTTGGTTGTCAAACCATATGTATATGTTTCTCCTTTACTAGTGGCAGTTAATCTCTTAGTAGCAGCTTTAATAGTTCCACCAAGCAAAATTGTTAATCTACTTGAATAAAGTAATGATGAACCACCTTTCATAGATAATGATGGAGGACCTACTGGACTTGACATGCTATCTAACCATACTTTGTTTACCGCTACAAATGTATTAGTATAAGGGCTTGAAATCTTTTTAGATGAAGGAATTCTATTGTTCAATAATGTGTTAAACGCAACTGATATTGAACCAGCATCCCACATAGCATTATTGACTTTACTATTATAAGACTTGAAAGATGGAATTGAACCAACGGAATCCCAAATAAATAGCAATGGTCTATCTATTTTTCCATCATCTTGTAAATCTAAAAGTTCATTCATACAATATGCAATATCTTCAATCACTGGATGTTTTCTCTTTTTACTAACCTTTTTTCCTTGAGAATAATCCATGTCTCCATATTTATCTGCCAATATTTCGCTATCATAATATAAGAAATCTCCATCATAATCTATAATGCGATTTTCTGTATGATATGTGATTTCTCCAGTTTCTTCATCTACATCTTCTACTTCAACATCACCGTATATTGGTGTTGCTTTCATTCCGCAATTTATTGCAAATTGGAATGAGAAATTATTCTCAGTTTCAAAAATAACTGGTAATATACCTTTTCTTTGTGCTGACGCTATAAGACAGTTTTTAAGTAATGATTTTCCTGTATTTGAATGTCCATGAAGAATTGTAGTAACACCCATTGGTATTCCTGGCAATTTCGTTGCTTCAACAAATGCTTCTGGCATAATAATAAAATCTTGTGGTTTATCGGCAGCAGAAACTACCATATTATCCTTTGAAGCCTTTAATCCTAATTCAGCTTTCAAACTCTTTATATCCATTTTTTTAAATTCCTTTTTCTTAATTGGTTGCTTCATAACTTAAAAATATTTTTAAAAGATATTTATTCATTCTCTTTCATCATTTTATCCCTTATCTTATCCTTCCAACACTTCCTACAAATAGCTTTGTACTTATCGTTTCCGCCGATTTCCACTTGACTACCCTCAGTAATAATCTCACCATTTTCATCGAATCTTGCATTAATGGATGCTTTTTTCTCACCACATTCACAAGATGATTTGATTTCCTCAAGGTCATCAGCAATTTCAAAGAGGCGTTTAGAACCTGGAAAGAGATGTGATTGGAAATCAGTTCTCAAACCAAAGCACATAACATTAACATTTAGGAAATCCACGACATCTGACAATTGGTCTACTTGTTCCTCTGTAAGAAACTGTGCCTCGTCTATAAGAACCCACTTAAGGGTCTCGAATTGCGCTGCAAGAACATTCTTATAAGCCTTGATAGCCTTATATAGATTGATTTCCTTGTCAATCATTATACATTTCTGCTCAAGTCCAGCACGAGAACGGATAACACCCTCACCATCCCTAGTATCTAGGGATGGCTTGAGTATCATAATTTGAATTCCATTTTCTTCGAGATTATAGGCTGTTGAAAGGAGGTTTAGAGATTTTCCTCCAGACATTGGTCCCCACACGTATTTAAGTTTGGCCATATTGATTATGTTTTTTTTTTAGAAAGGAAGGTCATCCTCATCATCATCCTTAACGTCATTACCATTAATTATGTTGACACCGCTAGATTCTGCAATATCAGAGAAATCTTTTGTTGGTTCTGTTAAAGTTTCATCAATTCTCTGTTTCTCAGCCTCTTCCTTAACTTTATCAAGTTCCTCCTTGTCAACGTATCTGTTCTCATCCTTATTGAACACTGGTACACCACCCATTGCAATGATTGCCATATACTCATAAGGTTTAACCGTGTACACCTCATCCCATTTCTTGTTGTCGTGAATCCACTTCTCACCAAGCTCGAAATCTTCTGAAAGGGGTGAAGGGAGACCAGCATCGATAATCTGAACCGCTGTCTTATTGTCTGAGGTTCTTGAAAGGGTTACAATCAAGTCAAGCCCATTGTTAAGGTCGAAGATGCTATAAGCATTACCCTTCTTTGCTGCTGCCTCAGAACGAATCTTTGCTAAGTTCATAATCTTGTCATAAACCCCATCCTTCTTCTTTGAAGAGTTGAAGAGCCAGAACTTAACGCCATCTTCCTCATGGTCACGCTCAATACAGCGCACAATCCACATTTCCTTGACACGATTAAGGAATTCTACATCACCGTATTTCTTCTTTGTAGGCTCATCAAGTGACTTGGACTTAAGTTCACGTGCCTTTGCTGATGTCTCACAGAATGGGCACGTGTCACCCATCACAACACCATCCTTCTTGTTATGTGTTGGGCACACGAAAGTCTTCCACCCACTAGGTGAAACCTCCTTATTTACCTTAACGGTATGCATAAAAACTTTCTTGAATGGACTACCACCTTCTGGGGAGAATGGCAACAGTCTAATTGTAAGTGTCTTAGAGTCTTCGTTTGAACCAAGTCTAGCTTGTAAATAATTCTTAGTGTCAAACTGAGTCTTCTTAACAGGTTGTTTCTGTTCTTGTTCATACTGATTCTTTACTGCGTCATCATCAATGTTAACGCTAAAATTTTTGTTACCCATGATTAAATTGTTATTAAAAAAAATTATTTAAATGCATGTCAAATACATGCTTAAAGTATATTGCAAAGATATAAAAAAAAATTGAAAAAAACAAGGATTTTCTAAAAAAATTCTCCAGTCACTTGATTTTTTTTTATGACTGGAGAACTGTATTTCTTTTTTCTAAGTCATTTTATGTTATCCATCGAAACGACTTTGCCATTCTCTGAAATCATACTGTCTGAAAATGTAAGCAAGACACTGTGCCAATGCCTCATCGCCAAGACATCTTACGATTGCATTATTAATTGTTTCTTCTCCCATTTCTTGAACAGCAAGATTATATGCTTCTTGGGCTTCTGATGAGTCAACAACCCAACCGCCACTCTCAGCCTCTTTTATGATATTCTTGATAGACTCGGATACCAAATCTCGGAGTTCTGATTCAGTTAATTTAATGATTTTATTATCCATAATATCTTTTTTGTCTTACTCCTTATTTTTCAACTAGATGTTTTCCATCGAACCTATGATTTGAGATATCCTTGGGATATGCCTTCTGAATTGTTTTCAAGTCAGCCTTTTCTATATCCTCCCATTCATCAGGTCTTTTCTCATCCCCATAGAACTCTTTAGTGTCAACCTTATTGAGTTCAGTGTCAAAATTCTTACGCTGCTTACCCTTTCTCATCAAGATATCGTCAATAGCATCAGCATATTCCTTGATTTTAATGATATATGGATTTTGGGTATCTGCATTATATTTAACACAGTCATAGAAGTCATCGAATGCTACTCTTAGGTTGTAGAATATATTTTCAGAACCATAGCTTGCATTAGACACTGTACCGTAGCTAATCTCGTTGATTAGGTTGTTATATGCCGACTCAGTTAATTTAACCTTTTTCATTAGAATTTGAATAATTTATCAAGTGTCTGAATGTCATCATCATCAATCTTGAAGAATGTCTTTGCGATGTCATCAGATGGATTATCTACATCATCATTTGTAATTGTATATTCTTGAGTGGTTGGTTCTGCATTGTTAGAATATGCCTCATAGCCGCCTTCCTTTGATTTCTGAGCCCAGTATTCGTTTGGCTTGACATTGAATGGATAAGAGTCAAGTGAGCGTAGGTTAAGTTTCTCGGTCTGTGTCGGATTTCTCTTCTCGAATTCAGCCTTCAAAGCCTCAATCTCACTGTTGTTACTATCAACCTTTGACAAAAGGTTATTGATGGTATCAATCAACGAGGTGATTCTTGTATCAACCTTTGACAAATCCCTTCCAATGTGATTCTGCTTGACATTTAGTTTGTCTTGTGCCTTTGTTAAACCATCAACGTCAATTGTCTCGCCATCATCTTCACTCACATCACCTTCAGTATTGTCAAATGGGTCTTCTCCACCAATATCACCACCTATAGGGTTTGTCATAGGGTCGGCACTAGCATTAGGGTCTTCTCCTCCCATAGGGTCAGCACCACCCATTGCATTTGGGTCTCCTCCCATTGCATTAGGGTCAGTGTCACCAATTGCATTAGGGTCTTGTCCTCCCATTGTGTTTTGGTCTTGAGGCATACCGCCACCCATCATTGGGTCTTGTCCGCCCATTGTGTTTTGGTCTTGGTTTTGGTCTTCGCCAGCTTCCTCCAAATCTTCCTCTGGGAACGACGTTGGTATATATGCTTCACTGAGACGCATGAAATGCTCATGTGCCTCATACAGATTATTTTCCTTAAGATACTTAACGTTAGTTGCCATTGTTAAATTAATCGTTCAAAAGTTCCTTATTGTCTTCAGTTAAAATAGTCTTTGAACTCTCAGTTCTCTCGATAAGACCCTTGTCCTTCCTAACTCTCTTTACTGGAGCTGCTACCTTTGCATTACTCAATACTTCTTGAGCTAATGCTATTTTCTCACTTGTAGTCATAACTTCCTTATTTTCTTTGATGTTATTTTCGACCTTCTTCTGAGGTTTTGCACTGTTTATGTGCTTTATGATAAACTTTCCCATGTTATTT